CTGTGGCACCGTTACTTTCCAGACTTTTTGGTTAAAGTTCGAACAAAGAATGGTATCTTAAAAACCATGTTACTTGAAGTTAAACCTAAAAAACAAACGATGACACCCGAACCTAAAAAGAGATTAACAAAGCAATACATAAATGAAGTGGTAACTTATGGTATCAATCAAGCTAAATGGAAAGCAGCAACGGAATATTGTTTAGACCGTGGCTGGGAGTTTAAGCTTATAACGGAAGAACATCTAGGACTATAGACTAAATAATACAATGGGATCTAAACTTACACAACTAGCCAAAGAAAGAACATCTGCTCAATTACAAGTAATGAGCCGTGATTCTCTTAAATGGTTAACCATGAAGATTGCTGAATTAAGAAATCCTTCTGGAATAGCATCAATAATCAATAACGAAGCCTTTAGAAAAAGAAATCGTTTTGTAACTGGTGGATTGTATTATTTTTATTATGATCCTAAAACAAAAAAAGACATACCGTATTATGACCGTTTTCCTTTGGTTTTAGTGTTGGAACGATATGATGATGGTTTTCTTGGTTTGAACCTACATTATCTACCGGTAAAATACCGAATTACACTTTTGGATAAATTGATGGATTACGCCATCCTTGACGGCAATAATGACATTATGCGTATGAGAGTCAGCTACGATATTTTAAACGCCTCCAAGCGTTATAGAGAGTTTCGGCCATGTTTGAAAAAGTATTTGTATGGTCACATTCAGTCAAAAATACTTGCCGTGCAGCCAAATGAGTGGGATATTGCGGCATACTTGCCAATTCAACAATTTAAAAAGGCTTCGGTAAATGAAGTTTGGCAAGATTCATTAGAAGAAATAAGGAAGAGTTAAATGCCAGGTAACATCAACGATTTTAAATCCAGTTTTACAAAAGACCTAGCCAGAGCAAATAGGTTTGATGTAAACATTCCTATTCCTTTAACTTTGATACCGTACATCAAATCGGCTAGAAATTTAGTATATCGTTGTGAGAATGCCAATTTACCCGGTAGAAGTTTGATGACCTTAGAACAAAAAATTGGATCAAATCCTGTTGAAAAGTATCCATATCTAACTGGATACAATGATATCGATTTGACTTTTATTGTCGATGGTGACATGCAACAAAAAATATTTCTCGATGCTTGGATGAATTTTATCAATCCAACATACAATTATAATTTTAGGTACAAAAGTGATTATGCCACAACAATGCAAATTAATCAATATGATGTAGAAAATAAAGTATCATATTCTATTAATTTGTTTGATGCTTTTCCAATTTCAATGAACCAACTAGATTTAGATTGGTCATCAGATAACCCACATAAACTTTCAGTAACTTTTGCATACACCCGTTGGAGTAACAATTCTCTACAATCATTTGGTATGGAATTGGTAGATGCTGGTCTTGCCAACTTCTCAGATGTTGTTGGTGGATTAGGTGGAAATGCTCAAGGTGCTGTAAGCTCAGCCGGTCAATCAGTCGTGAATAATATACAACGTAGTATTTTTAAGTGATTTTATTAAGGAGATAAATTATGGCTTTACCAAAACTTGACGTGCCAACATATGAAATAGAATTGCCATTATCAAAAAAGAAAATTAAATACAGACCATTTTTAGTTAAAGAACAAAGAAATCTATTAATGGCCATTGAATCCAATGAAACTTCCACGATTCACCAAAACGTAAAAGATATTCTTTATAATTGTACATTGACAGAAGGTGTCGATATTGAAAAATTGCCAATTATAGATGTTGAATATTATTTTGTCAATCTTCGTGCTAAATCAGTAGGTGAGATTGTTGAATCAAAATACAAATGTAATAATGAAGTAGATGGTAAAATGTGTGGCAATTTAATGGAAAAAGATATCAATCTACTTGATTTAAAAGTTCAAAGAGATGAAACCATTTCAGATGAAATTAAATTGACCGATACAATTTCTATTAAATTAAAGTATCCAGAATTCAGTATCGTACAAGATTCCATCAAATACGAAAATATTACAGAAACCACCTTCAATATGATTGCCAATTCAATTGAATATATTTACGATGGTGAACAATTTTATTACGGAAACGAAGCTCAACCAGGTGAAATGTTAGAATTTGTTGAAGGCATGAATCAGGCTCAGTTTGCTAAGGTAGAAGAATTTTTTAATAATTTACCAAAACTAAAAGAAATAATTGAAATTGATTGCTCAAAGTGTGGGTTTCATCATAAGATAGATGTGGAAGGCCTTGAAAGTTTTTTCGGCTAATTTTTCGTCATGACAATCTGAGTAATTATTACAAGACAAACTTTTCATTGATACAACACCACAAATATAGTTTGTCAGAGCTTGAAAATATGATGCCTTGGGAACGTGACATTTACGTTTCTATGTTGATTGCGTATATTGAAGAAGAAAACCAAAAGATACGAGAGAAACAAAGAAAATAGTAAATGGACTATTACAAAGCTAAAGACATCAGAAAACAAGGTTTAATATCTTTGATGGCCGAAAGGTTATCATCTGGCGTTGGCACGGGTTCTGCCATTGGTGGATCAATTAGTGATAAAACAAAAGCCACCTTTACTGGAATTAAACAACGATTCGATCCTTTAAACATTGCCAGAGTTGTAACTGGCGGTTCTAAATTTGCTCCTGCTTTACTTGGTGCTCTAACAGGAAGAAGTAAACGAGATATTGGTTTCTTTACTGGCAAGAAAAAACGTGAGTTTGCAAATCTAAAAAATTCTCCAATTCAAAATTCTAGCCAGTTTGCTCAATACCTTGGCCAAATTTACAATTTATTAATGAAAATTGAGAATGACAGAAAATTGGAATTGGACGAAAGGCAAAGACAAAAAGAAGAAAGTGAGTTTGAAGAAGATCGCAGAAATCAAGCTTTGATTGAAGCATTGACTGCAAGAAAAAAACCAAAAGTAACAAGAAAACAAACAAAAAAATTAGATGATGCCAATAAAAAAGTTGACCAGGAAAAAAAGAAAACTGATAAATTAAGTAAGCCAAAAGAAGAACCGGTTACGCCACCTAAAGAAATAAGTAAACCAACAGTACCCGCACCACAACCAACTCCTACTGCACCAGCACCTACACCTAAACCAACACCAACAGCAAAACCTCCTGTTACACCAGCACCTAAACCACCTACGGCAGGTAAGATTGGTGGAGGAGCGATATTAGCCGGCGGTGCAATTGCTGGTACTGCCGCTTTAATTGGTAAAGAATCTCTTGCGGCCAATATTTCGAAATATGAAAGTGGTAAAGCAGGTTATAATGCTTACAATAAAGGTACAGTAGGTAACAGAATGATACCTTCGGATAAACCAATTGATTTCAGTAAAATGACCATCTCTGAATTTTTAAGGCGGGGTGAATTAAAACAAGGCGATCCGGACAGGCTTTTTGCTGTTGGTAAATATCAAATAATTCCAACAACAATGAAAGATTTAATTAAACAATTAAAAATAGATCCCGATACAACATATTTGGATCCAGCCACTCAAGATTTACTTTTTACCAATGGTCTTGTTGGCCAAAGAAGAAAAAAAGTAGATGCATATGTGAAAGGCCAAAGTGATGACCGTGATGGTGCTATATTAGAATTGGCTAAAGAGTTTGCTTCGGTTGGCATACCCTATGACATGGATGTTGGTAAGAAAAAATTAAGAAAAGGTGATTCTTATTACTCTGGCATAGGCGGTAACGTAGCACACAATTCACCAGAACAGGTGGGTGCTGCACTAGATGCTGATAGATTAAAAAATATGCAAGGTAACAAATCGAGTGCTGTACCATCTGTACCAACTGGTAATAAAATTGACTCCGACACAAAAGAAAACATGGGATTAAAAAAATCAATGCAACAATCTCCAGTGATTAACAAAAGTGTAAATAATACCAATGTAAATAACAAAACCGTATCAGATAAAGATCCCGAAAAAGAAGATGACACGAATCCTCTGATTAAGAAAGCTAGATCAACATGAACTATCAAGAAGCCAAAAAAATAAGAGAAAAATCTTACATATCATATTTGACCGAAAAATTATCGGAAGGCCAAGGCGTTGGCTCGGCTATAAAAGCCACTTTGTCCGATAAATCAAAAGCAAAGTCTAAAGGTTTTAGTGAAAAGTTTGATGTATTGAATATTGCTAAATTTATGACAGGTGGCTCTAAATTTGCTCCTGCTTTGCTTGGTAGTATGTTAGGTAGAACACAACAAGATATTCAATATTTTTCTGGTACAAAAAAAGCAAAAGAAGTTGGTGGCTCAGCCACAAAAATTGGTCAGTTGGAATCGGATTCAAATGTATTGGATATTCTTTCCAAAATATACACTCTATTAAAAACGACAGATGAAAATGATACTTTACGTAGAGAAAAAGAAAATAGTTTTAAAGAAGAAGAACAATCTGAAAAAGAAAGAAGGCACAAAGCTCTAATCGAAGCCATCACAGGCAAAAAACAAACAACCACGGCTGCACCAACAGCAACAAAAGCCGATGATGGTTCTGGTTTATTATCAACCATATTGGGTATAGTAACAGGTATGATTGGTGGTGCAATCAAAGGTGTGATGTCAATTATATCAGGTATTACTAGTTTTATTTCAATGATCACTTCCGCATTTAGTAGTGGTGGCCTCGCTAGTATCGGTAAAATTTTATTTACATTAGGAAGGTTTTTGTTTTTTAATCCTGTTGGTATAGCCATTCTTGCTGGTGCAGGATTAGGGTTGGCAATTTGGAAAATGTTAAAATCTGAACCGAGTGAAGAAGCTAAAGCTGAAGCCGAAGGAATAGCAAACGCTGAAAAAGTTGGTGGTTTGCCTGGTGTTAAAAATGAAATGGATCGCCGTAAAAAATTACCAGAATATGACAGAACAATGGCAGAAATACAAGATTATCAATTCAATTATAATGAAAGTGTACCATTAAACAATGTTCAATTAAAAGGTTTTGCTGAGAGAGGACCTGGAGCTTTAGAGGCTGTTGAAGATTATAAAATGGAAAGAGATAGAGTTCAAAAGGCTATTGCTGAGCGAAATCAAACAGCAACTCCTGTACCGGCAACAACACAATCAAGTGATTCAACCGAAAAACCAATGGCGCCTAGCCAAGAATCAAAACCACAAGCCATTGAACCAATGGCATCCACTACGAATAAATTAAATACTGTAACCAGTGAAAATTTGGAGTTAAACTTACCAAGCACTCCTGAATCTGTTGTCAATTCACAAATCATAAACAACACAAATGTAAATTCAACAAAGGGTCAAAAACCAAAAGGTCCAATACCTTCTGTGAGAAATATGGAAGATTCTTTTCAAAGAATGGTATTTAACAGTTTGCGAGTTGTGTAATAACCAAAAGAAAACCACACCGTATCTTTCGATAGATGGTGTGGCCGTGTTACTGCTGTTTAGAAGAATTAATTTTCTTCGGCTAGTTTACTGAAATATGCCATATCATCATCTTCTGTATCATCTTTGAATGGTGAATCAGTAGATTTGGTTTTAGCATCAAAGTTTTTCGCTTTGGTTTGTTCTACGGTTGTCTTTGGTGCTTCACCATTCAGACCAAGAACCTTGTCAAGGCGTTTCTTCAAATCATCATATGATTTAAATTCTTTATCACTAGTCAACTCTTGTAACGAGTGTTGTGATTTCCAAATTGTTTCAAGTTCATCATCATCACTAGATAGTGGAGCTGCCGATTCAAATTCGGACTTGTCGTAGTTCTGATAACCTTCTACCTTACGAATTTTCAACTTAAAGTTGGCACCTTTCCATAAATCAAATGGATTGACTGCCAGTTCATCTTCAAACTGAGGATTCATTGCTTCACTAATTTTGTCAAAGATTTTCTTACCATAACGGAACAAGAACACCTTGCCTTCATTCTCAGGATGTTTTGGATCGGATACAATATAAACATTTGAAACATAATTCAGTTTACGCTTTTGTTTACGAACCACATCTTTGTTAGCTTCAATGCCAGAATTCCATAATGTAGAATTGTGTTCACATACTGGACATTGTTGATTCTTAGTAGTCAAACAGTTATCAATTAACCAACCACCTGGACCTTGAAATCCATGTGAGAAGATTTTGACCCAAGGCAAAGCATCTTCGCCATCTTTTTCAGCTGATGGAAGAAAACGAATTGTAGCCATGCCGTTGCCTGATTTGTCAACTTCTGGACGCCAGAAATTATCGACCTTTTCAGAACCTTCGGATGTTTGGGAGAGTGCCTCAATTGCTTTAGATAGTTTATCGAGGTTGCCAGATTGGCGTTTTAGATTTGCAAAACTCATAGTAATTCCTTTCGTATAAACGGAGTATTAAACGGTGTATAAACAACTTATCCACAGACTGCTCATTATATAATAGTATTTATCCAATGTCAAGTGTACATTTTCAAAATACCGATGGTAGTTATGGTATCCGTGTGAAGTATACCAACACCACCTTCTACTCGCCATTGGTCAATATTTTGTGACGTATCATCAATCAATAGTGAATTTTCGTTAGAGAAATCTCTCTTAAATCTTTTACCTGGTACTAAATTAACAGGAAACTCAATGTTGTGTTTATTCAACCAATCAATCTTCTGTTCTCTAATTTCCGCATCACGCTTTTCAGATGATGTTGAAGATAGAATCTCTGTTGGTATTGACAACGACCTGAGGTAGTTAATTAACTCCATAGCATCAGGCATTAAATCTAATTTAGCAAACTGCTTTTCAGCAATGAACATAGTAAAAAACTTATCAAAAGTTTTGTATGTGTCCGCATCTTTTGGTTCAATCTTATACAATTCTTTGTATCGCTTATTGAAATCAGCAATCAC